GGCGCTTTTGATAGTTTCTCTCTTGTGCCCACTGAGTGGCTTATCCAGGGCCGCCGGTTAGAGAGATTGGACCCCGTGCGTGGTGATTACGTCGTTTTGGACGTGATGAGACCCGCCGGGTTGTTCCGCAGTGTAGCTCTTCATGGTGACTACACTGCTGTGACCCTTCCTCGGAACAAGTTTGATGCGATTAGAGCTGTCGCGCGTGTGGCTAAGGTTGAGATTACCCCTGCCATGGTCGCGACTAATATTGCTGAGGCTAGTCCGATCGGTGTTCCCGTTGAGAGGCTCCCACCTGGCTTTGCAGCCATTTTGGCTGGTTTTACACGCCAGGGAGAAATTCGAGCCCCTCCGAGGGTTTATCCACCGTTTGAGTGCTTAATCCCGATTTATTTTGGGTATTGGTCGCACGAATCAAAGGTGCCACTTGAAGCTTTTGGTAGCCCGCTGATTGGGGCGTGCTACTGCTTCCCTCGTGATATAGCGTCTGATAACCGCTGTGTTGAGGGCCGGATTGAGGCTTTCCACGGTAGACAGGAGTTTGAGGCTCCAATTCAGAGTGAGTATGCTAACTATATGCACGAGTTCGCCCAGTTTGTTGTCCCTGACTGTGATGTTGGGACTGGAGTACCCTATACGGATGAGGAAACCAAGGAGAAACAGTCAAAGCCCTCACAGAGAGCAACGCTGGAAGAGGCGGATGTTACTGGACCCGCTTACAATGTTTCATGGGATGCCTTCATAAAGGTGGAGACTTACCAAAAGCCAACAGACCCCAGAAACATTTCTCAATCGAAGCCGCCCGTGAAACTACAGTATGCTAAGTATATGTATGCATTTCACGATGGTGTCATGGCGAAGCAGGAGTGGTATGCCTTCGCTAAGACCCCGGCAGAGTGTGCTCAGCGAGTGTGTGATGTGCTCGCCGAAGCTCTGTTCGCAGTGCTCGCCGATGGGTCCCGGTTTGACGGACACGTTACACGGCGAGCAAGGATTCTGGAACGACTTGTTTTGTTCAGGTGGTATGGCCGTGAGTTTCACTCAGGACTTAATGAAGCCATGGACAAGCAGTTTGGTATCAAAGGGACAACTGCCGAAGGCCGTCGTTACCAGACCGAGTATGACAGAGGATCTGGCTCCCAGGAGACCTCTGATCTCAACAGTTTGCTCACAGCATTTATCGACTATTGTGGTTGGCGTAAGACCAAGGTCGGTGGCCAGTATTGTACTCCTGAGATGGCTTGGAGTCGGCTTGGCATTTATGGTGGCGACGACAGTCTTGCCGGCAACGTGGACCCAGAGGCGCTTGAGAAAGCGGCCAAGTTCATGGGACAGGACTACGAAATAACTGTTGTTCCTCGAGGGGAGATAGGCGTCGAGTTTTTGAACCGCCTGTTTTCTCGAGAAGTGTTCCATGGGTGTGTTCATTCCATGGCTAACCCCGCTAGGCTTTTGTCGAAGCTTTTTGTGGGCCCCGCCGGTCTTGTTGACCCTTTGCAACGGTTTGCAGAGCGAGCCTCTGGGTATTATAGGATGGACAAGGAGTCCCCTGTTATTGGTCCCATTGTTAGGCTTGCTCACCGTTTGCTGGGCGACAGATCGTCGGGTGTGCTTATGCCTTGGGATGGCCGCTACTCCCTTGAGGCAAATTGGCCCAACGAGGATTCGGGGTGGATGGAAGCTCGGTTTTTGGAGCTGGTTCCTGACTTCGATTGGGAGCGGTACGTCGACTGGATCAAGTGCATTGAGAACAGCGGCGATCCGTCTCTTTTCCTGAAGGCTCCGCTTTGCACTGCGGCGCCAGCTGACCCACCTAAGGTGAAGGTGGATTGTGTTGTGGGTGAAGACTTGTGTCAGGTCCCCCCCAAGGATAAAGAGGAAGAGGATGACTCTATTCCTGAGGACGTCCTCTACGTTGAGTCACTTGTGCCTAGGCTGTTGTTGGAGAGCCCTAAGAAGCCCCCAGCGCTGCCCAAGCCAGGTGTCCCTCCTGCTGAGTTGAAACCCGGTTCTAAGCTTCAAGGTTTGCCAGAGATTGGCGACCCGAGACGCGAAGCTTGGATTGGTAAGTACCTTAGTCGTGGGACTGTGCGATACTGCCATAAGTGTGGTGGAGAATGGTTTTGCAAGGAGCATCCTTACATTTGTAAGGATTGCAAGCAAGCTGTCCCCTGCGCTTGTCCCCGCAAGTGACGGCTCAGCCGATGGTTTTGGTAGTTGAACCTATAATCGACTACCGTGTGCGCGAAGGATTCCGCGCGATAGTAAATGGACCCCGCTTATAGTTGTGCGATAACAACCCCATCCCCCTGCTGTGGGCACGTGGGTGGTAGTGTTTGTTGCTTTGGGGTCGCGCCCCAGGTCGAAATTTATCGACGTTATTGTGATGAACAACAACAACAACAACAAACAAAAGAGGGCCAGG